AAAGTATTGTAGGAAGGGGATTGACCGCGGATGGAGGCTTGTTTTTGCAAATTTCTATTTTAAATGGTCGAAAATGCGCATAATTGCGCATATTTATGAAGGAAATGGTCGAAAATGGGAAGAAATCGTAAAATTTTAGAGATGAATAACAGTCATCTCACAAAAGACGTGCAGTCTGAGAAGGCGGCGCAGTCATCCATGATCGTCCAGGACCCGGCAGATCTGGACAAGCTGCCTCAGGATCTGCTCGACACAAAAGCAAAGAAGGAATGGAAGAGGGTTGTCCCCGATTTGAAAAAAATGGACATTGTCGGGCGGCTGGATATCGCGAATCTGGTGGCGTACTGCAATGCGTACAGTAAATATTGCGAAGCGACTAAGGCGCTACGGGGGCAGCCCTTGACCGTTCTCAGCCCATCCGGCGAAAAAGAAAACCCGCTGATCAATGTGCAGCTGAAGTACCAGGAGGCTTTCCGGAAGGCAGCTGACCAGTGCGGCCTGACGATCAACAGCCGCCTGAAGTGGGCAGCCACGAAGATGAAGAAACAGGAAGAAGAGATCGAGAATGAGTTCGGCGCCATCTGAGACCCTGCTGCAATACGCGCACGACTGTATCGCCGGAAGGATCGTCTCCGGGCGAAAGCACAAATGGGCGTGCCTGCGGTTCCTGCGGGACTGGGAAGCCGTGCAGAAGGGATCCTTCCCGTATCACTGGGATGAGACGGAAGCGCAGAAGATCATCGACTGGTTCCGCCTGCTGCGTCATTCCAAGGGCGTGCTCGCCGGCCAGCCGATCGAGCTCACGCCATGGCAGCAGTTTCGTCTGTGTCAGCTGTATGGCTGGCGGAGGGAGAACGAGCGCAGGCGCTTCACGAAGTCCTTCACCGAGGTGGGCAGGAAGAACGCCAAGTCCCAGGAACAGGCCGGAGTGGCACTGTATGAGATGAGCGCGACAGCTGTCAGGAACAAAGAGGTGGCCGAGGTCTACACGGCCGGCGTCAAACGGGATCAATCGAAAATTGTGTTCACAGAGGCAGGCCTGATGCTGAAGGGCTCCCCGCTCGCGCCGAAGTTCAATGTGGGTAAGCAGCAGATCACGCACACGCGCTCCGGATCCGTGATGCGCCCGTTGTCGAAGGATGACGGGAAGAGCGGTGACGGATCGAATCCGGCGCTGTTGGTAATCGATGAGTACCATCAGCACCCGACGACAGAGTTCTACGATCTGGGGCTGGGCGGTAATACGAAGGAGCCGCTGGTCATGATCATCACGACGGCCGGCAGGGATCTCACGTATCCATGCTATACGCAGGAATATGCTTACTGCTCGAAGATCCTCGACCCGGATGTTGATGTGCACAACGACCAGTACCTGATCGACATCTGCGAGCTGGATCCGGAAGACTATGCGGATCCTGCAAACGTGGCGAACGAGGACCTGTGGATCAAGGCAAACCCTATCAGGGCGACCTATCCGGAAGGCCTACAGAAGATCCGGGAGGAATGCGAGCTCGCGCAGCAGATGCCTGAGAAGATGACGGCATTCCTGACAAAGGTCTGCAACGTCTGGGTGCAGGCCCGGGAGAACGGCTACATGGACATGGCCAAATGGAAGGCTTGCCAGACGGACATGCTGCCGATCGACACCAGAGGCCGGTCTGTGTACGTCGGCTTCGATATGTCGGCGAAGGTCGACCTGACTTCTGTCGCCTTCGTGATCCCGTTCATCTCGGACAAGGTCGACGAAGACAGGACGCCGGTGCCGCAGTACGTCGTGTACAGTCACAGTTTTATTCCGAATCGGGAGAAGCTGGCGGAGCGGATCGCGAAGGACAAGGTGCCATACGACGCCTGGGAGCGGGAAGGCTTCCTGACGGTCACGGACACGCCGATCGTCGACCAGGACGCGGTCATGCGCTACGTGCTGCAGACCTGCGAGGAGAACGACTGGCACATTGAGAACCTGTGCTTCGACCCGGCAAATGCGTCCCTGCTAATGATGCAACTGAGCAACCAAGGCTACGACGTCGTCGAGGTCTTCCAGTCGCATAAGAGCCTGAACGAGAGCACGCAGGGCTTCCGGGAGCAGGTGTACAGCCGGAACATCTACTATCAGCGCAATCCGTTGCTGAACTATGCGATGTCCAACGCCGTGGTCCGTAAGAATAACGGACTGATCAAGATTGATAAAGATGCTACCGCAAAACGGATCGACCCGGTCGACGCCGTTCTGTGTGCATATAAATTAGCAATGTACCACGTATTCGTGGTCAACAACCTTGCCGCCATCGACTCGTTCCTTGACGGCGATTTTGATTGATGGAGGTTACACCATGGGATTCTGGACAAGATTCCGGGACGCCTGGCGGGGCTTCTGGGACAGCGGCTCGACCAAGACCGTGACAACGGCAGACCGTGAGCTCGCAGAGTGGCTCGGTATCGATGTCACAAAGGACAAGCTCAGCGAGGTGACCTATTTCACCTGCCTCAAGATGATGTCCGAAACGATCGGCAAGCTGCCACTGAAGTACTACCAGGAAACGGACAAAGGGAAGATCCGGGCAGACCCGGACGACATGACAAGGCTGTTGACAGTCAGACCGAACCCGGTCATGACGCCGACAGCCCTTTTTACTGCCTGCGAGATGAACTGCCAGCACCACGGCAACGGATACATCTGGATCCAGCGCCCGTTCACCCGGCAACGCTACGGCGGCGAATACAAACCGGTCGGCCTGTGGGTGCTGCCCAGCAAGCAGGTCAGCGTTGTCGTCGACAATGCCGGCGTCTTCCAGGACAAGGGCAAGATCTACTACCAGTACCAGGATGAGTACAGCGGAGAGTCTTATGTCTTCCCGCAGGAGGACGTCATCCACATCAAGACGTCCTACAGCTTCAACGGGATCATGGGCAAGCCCGTCCGGCAGATCCTGGGTGACATGATCGACGGCGCGCGTGAGTCGCAGCGGTTCATGGAGAAGCTGTACAAGCAGGGCCTGACCGCATCGATGGCACTCGAGTACACCGACGATCTGGATGCTAACCGCAGAGCCAAGTTGCAGGCCAAGTACGAAGAGTATCTGACCGGCGCGAAGAATGCCGGCAGGATCGTCCCCGTTCCGGCAGGCCTGAAGCTCGTGCCGCTGAACGTGAGTCTGGCGGACGCGCAGTTCCTGGAGCTGCGGAAGTATTCGGCATTGCAGATCGCGGCGGCATTCGGCATCAAACCGAATCAGCTGAACGACTTCGACAAGGCGTCCTACAGCTCCGCAGAGATGCAGCAGCTGGCGTTCCTGGTCGATACCATGGCCTATCGCATGAAGATCTACGAAGAGGAGATCAACGCGAAGGTGCTGACTCCCCAGCAGATCAAGGACGGCTACTGGTACAAGTTCAACGAGAAGGCCATCCTGCGGACCGACAGCAAGACGCAGCAGGAGATCATCTGCGGCTACGTCAACAACGGCGTATACACGCCAAATGAGGCACGCGACCTTCTGCAGCTTCCGGCAGAGGAAGGCGGTGACGTCCTTGTTATGAACGGCAATTACATCCCGATCACCATGGTCGGGCAGCAGTATTCGTCTTCGGGAGGAGGTGAGAACGGATGAAGAAGAAGTTTTGGGATTTTATGCGGATCAAGGATGAGGACCCGGGCAGCGATGCGGAGAGCTTCGAACTGCGACTTGAGGGCCCGATCAGCGAGGAGAGCTGGTGGGGCGATGAGGCAACACCCGCGGAGTTCCGCGAGGAGCTGAGTCAGGTGAGCGGACCTCTGACGGTATGGATCAACAGTCCGGGCGGCGACGTATTCGCTGCATCGCAGATCTACACGATGCTGAAGGAATACGACGGGAAGATCACGGTCAAGATCGACGCGCTGGCGGCTTCCGCCGCGTCTGTCGTAGCGATGGCCGGTGACGAGACCTACATGGCACCGACGGCCCTGATGATGATCCATGATCCGAGCACGTTCGCGATCGGGAACGAGAGCGACATGAAGGAAGCGATCAAGGTGCTGAAGGAAGTCAAGGAGTCGATCCTGAACGCCTACGAGCAGAAGACCGGGCGCTCCCGTGATGAGCTGGCGAAGCTCATGCAGGACGATGGTACCTGGATGAACGCCAAGAAGGCTGTCGAGCTGGGATTCGCAGACGGGATCCTGTACACGGACAGTGCAGAAGACGGGCTGGTGGCTGCGGCCTACAACCCGCACAGAGTGATCGACTCGCTCACCGAGCAGATCAAGGCCACGATGCCGGTCTCACCCGAACCGGAAACGCCGGAGCCGGAGTCGGAAGACATAAAGAACACAGAACACGAACACACAGCAGTCAGAATGCGGATGCTGGGCATCCCGCTGACGGAAAGATGAGGTAAATCATGAATAAAGAACTCAGAGAGATGCTGAACAGCATCAACACTATGAAGGACGAAGTCAAGGCCCTGTACGCAGAAGGCAAGGATGCCGAAGCGAATGCCAAGATGGACGAGCTGGATGCGCTCCAGATCAAGTTTGAGAATCTGAAGAAGCTGGAAGACGTAGCTCCGGTCGATGTCAAGCCGGTAGACGACAGATCTGCACTCGACAAGTTCGCGGACAGCATGAGGATGCGCTTCGCTGACATGAACGAAGGCACTCCGGCAGCCGGCGGTTACACCGTGCCGTCTGACATCCAGACCCAGGTCAACCAGTTCAAGAGCGCCCTGGTCAACATGGAGACCCTGATCACCGTTGAGAACGTATCCGAACCGACCGGATCCAGAGTCTACCAGACCAAGGCTGAGTCCCCGGCATTCGCAACCGTTGCGGAAGCTGCCGCAATCGGCGCAGGTACCGATCCGGCATTCACGCAGGTGAACTTCTCCTGCGATAAGAGAGCAGCGATCTTCTCCGCGACCGAGGAGCTGCTGGCTGACTCCGATGCGAACATCCCGGCAATCCTTGCTGACTGGATCGCAAAGGGCGACGTTAAGACCTCCAACACCCAGATCCTTGCGGCGCTTCCGGCAGTTGCATCCGCGACTGCGATCACCGATCTGGACGGAATCAAGAACGCTGTCAATGTTACCCTGGGCCAGACCTACAAGCAGGGCGCGACCATCGTGACCAACGATTCCGGCCTGAATTATCTCGATACCCTGAAGGATAAGAACGGCAGATATGTCCTGACTCCGGACATCTCCAACCCGGGGCAGCTGAGATTTTCCTGCGGTGCTATCAGCCTTCCGATCTTCGTCGTTCCGAACAGCATTCTGGCGAATCCGGCAGAAGGATCCTATCCGTTCTTCGTCGGCGATTTCAAGGAGTACATGAGGAAGTACAATCTGCAGGGCTACACCATCAAGAACACGGACGTCGCTACCGTGAACAGCGTCAGCGCGTTCGAGAACGATCTGGTGTACTTCAAGGTCACTGAGCGCAACGACTTCGTCGTGATTGACTCTGCCGCTGTCGTCCGCCTGACTCTGACCCCGACGGCACAGGCTGCTGCAGGCGGAGAAGGCTGATCGGAGGTGCTGCATGAAGGTAAAAGCGATTAACCCGCTTTACCTTGACAAGTACTACAACCCGGGGGACACCGTGGATATCACGGATGCCCTCGGGCAGAAGTGGATCGACATGGGGCTTGTCGAGAAGGCGGAAGAAGAGAAGCCGAAGAAAACAGTTAAGAAACCGGCGAAGAAATGAGGTGATCCTATGAACACGGCAGACATCAAGACATTTATGTCTGAACGTATGCCCGAATTTGTGCTCGCCTGGTTTTCGAAAATCAAGACCCGCGCCGGATACTCCGAGGCCCTTACGGCATTCGACGAGGAGATCCGGGACGCCATAGAGGCGGCAGTCACGAAGATGCTCGCTGCCGGTGTTCCTGAGGATCTGTTCGTTACGGAGGATCCGATCGACAAAAGGATCATTATTGCCATCACCTGCTACGTGAATGCCCACTGCGGGCAGGATCGCACAGACACAAGCAAGTATCTGAAGCTGTTCAGCGATAATGTGAGGAATCTGCAGACGGAGGACGGAGGTGCCTGGGATGTGGACATCAGTGATTAAGATCCCCGAGTCGTCCGTGGTCACACAGGACGCGGAGGGATATCCGACCACAGTCACTCAGTACAGATCTATCCCTGCAAGCATTCAGTCTGCCCAGCGCGGTGATCAGATCCTGGCTGAGCAGAAGGGATACAGTGCAGATGTCGTTGCCGTTGTCATGGGCCGGAATCTTCACGGGCTTCCGCGCAACTGGTCGGAGTTCATCGATGTGGAGACCGGCGATGTGTACGAGCTCAAGCGCGTATACCATCAGGACCGCAACCGCACGGTCGAGCTGACCGGGCAGCTGGTACGGAGGGGGGTGACCACCTGATGGGAGTCGGACAGGCGGGATTCTATCTCGACGGTGTAGACAGCTTCATGGCGCGCCTCGAGTCTATCGCCGGGAATATCGACGGAGCCATGGAAGACGCTGTCCAGGCCGGCGGTGAGATCCTGACGCAGGAATTGGTCAAGGCTGTCCATGACGCTGCGGATCGCGGTTATTCGCAGGGCACCTTGGAGACCAGCATCGAGTCGGACGGTATCAAGAACGTGAACGGTGGAAAGATGACGACCATCTATCCGCACGGCACTGACACACATGGCGGTGGCTATTACAGCAAGGTAATCGGCACCAGCAAGCGCGGTCACGCGATCACGCGCCGGGCATCCGCCGGCGGATCCGTCCGGAACTATGACAAGCTATGGTACCTGGAATACGGAACAGCCAAACAGGCTGCCCATCCGTTCATGCGGAAGGCGGTCAACGATGCCCGCCCGAAGGTCCTGGAAGCGATGCAGCACGAGATCGATGCCGCGATCGCATCCGCGGGAGGACGGTCATGAGTATCGGAGCGCTCTTGAGGAGCGCTGTGAAGGACATCGCGCCGGTTTATCCGAAGGTCTACACCGGACCGGAGGACCACTACTTCGTCTACGACATCACAGACGATCGCGGGGATGACTGGGGAGACGATGATCCGGGTCATATCCATTACTGGGTGAGACTTAACTATTACTTCCCTATGGGTGAGAACCAGACGCCCATGCGGAATCGAGTGAGAAACCTGCTGTACAAGGCAGGTTTTTCTTTTGCATCAATAACAAGCCTGTCCGATCCAGATAACGGCATGGATGGGTTTTCTTGGGAATGCGACATAGTCGCAGAAAGTGAGGAATAACATGGCGAAGATTGGCGTTAGAAAAATGTTCTACGCAAAGTGGACTGCAGACGACACCTACACTGATGGCGCGCAGTTCGGGAAGATCTCCACATTCAACTTCACGCCGACTACCTCCAGTGTGAAGGACTACGGCGATGATGTTGTTGCGGAAGTGGCGAACGAGATGAGCGGCGGCACGCTGTCCATCGAGGCGAATCAGCTGACCCTTGAGGAGAGAGCGTTCCTGCTCGGCCATACCTACAGCGCCGAGAACGGCCTGGAGGTCAAGGCGGATGATCAGGCGCCGTATGTCGGTGTCGGTGCGATGTCCGTAGAGATGGCTTCCGGCGTGAAGCAGTATGTTGCAAAGTGGTACAAGAAGCTCATGTTCCGTGAGCCGAATGACGAAAATGCTACTAAGCAGGAGAACATCTCTTTCGCGCACACCACGATCGAGGCGGATGTCATTCCGCAGGACAGCAATTATAAGGTCAGCCACACCAAGCTGTTCACGACTGAGGCAGCTGCTCTCGCATGGCTGCAGGAGCAGGCCGGGATCAGCGCATGAGCAACCTAAGACCTGAAGGCGTGCCGGTCAACTTCGACGGAAGTGACCGGCACTTCCTTTTTACCCTTCAGGTGATCGACGAGCTGCAGTATATGCACCCGGCGACCAGCATCTTCCGGATGATCGAGGAAGCCGGTAAAGACACACTGGATGGCCTGCTGTACCTGGTCGACATCGTCTTCGCCCTGTGCGGCGGCGAGCTGTCCAGGACGGACATCATGCAGAGTCTGAAGACGAATACCCTGACAGGTGAGGGAAGCCTGCAGACGGTCCGTGCGGCGATCGATCTGGCGCTTGTCGAGTCGATGCCGATCCCGGACGACAGGGATGAACCGGAGCGCGAAGACGAGAACTCCGGGATCATCGAGATGCCTAAATTTCTGATCATAGCCATGACGCGGTTTCAGATGACTGAGGACGCGGCATGGAATCTCACGCTGCGCAAATTCAGCCTGCTGAATGATGCGTACATGACTATCAATGGAATGAAGAAGGCAGAAGACGACTATATGCCGTTATCTATGCTGCCTTAACACATATAGGAGCGCAGAGAAATGCCGGTAAATAGTAATGAACTCAAAGCCAGTGTCCGCCTCGATGGCGGCGCTCAGTTTCGAAAAGACATATCCGGCGTCAATGCGGACCTGAAGCAGCTGGACGCTGAGTCCAAGAAGGTCACAGAGGAGTTCCGGGGTCAGGCCAACTCGGTCGAAGCACTCCGGGCTAAGCATGAAAATCTGGCCAGGACTCTGGAGGCCGCCGAGCGGAAGGTCCAGCTGTACGACTCCCGGATCAAATCCCTTGAACAGCAACAGAAAAGAATATCGGAGAGCACTGAGGACTACCGCGATCAGCTGAAGGAAGCACAGTCTGCCCTGTCCAAGATGGACAAGGGAACCGACGCTTACGCGAAGCAGGAGAAGGCCGTCGAGGCATTAGCCCGGAAGGTCCAGCTCGGAGAGCAGAACCAGGCGAAGGCCACAAGTGAGATCGCGAAGTACCGGCTCGAACAGACCAGGGCAGAGACCGCAGTCGCAAGACTGAATAATGAGGTCGACCAGAACGCCCGGTACCTTGAGGAAGCGGAACGGTCCGCGGATGGCTGCGCAGATTCGATCGACGAATACGGACGGCGGGCTAAAGACGCCGCAGACGAGTCCCAGGGGCTCGGAGATGTAGCCAAGGTCGCGCTGGGAAATATCGCAGCGAACGCTGCCCAGAAGCTCGCCGACGCGGCAGTAGACGCGGTCAAGGCACTTGTGGACGCAGGCAAGGCTGCGGCAGCTTACGCCGACGAGATCCTTACAGCCTCGACGGTGACAGGGCTGTCCACGGACACCCTGCAGGAATTTGCTTACGCGGCGGAGCTGATCGATACGGATCTGGCCGATGTCGAGAAGGCACTCGGAAAGAACGTCAAGTCGATGGCATCCGCGCAGTCCGGATCCAAGGCATACGCGGAGGCCTACCAGAAGCTGGGCGTATCCGTTACGGATGCGAACGGCAACCTGAGAAGCTCCGAGGACGTCTTCTGGGACTGCATCGATGCACTCGGTAAGGTCCAGAATGAGACCGAGGCCGACGCGATCGCGATGCAGATCTTCGGCAAGAGTGCCAGAGATCTGAACCCGCTGATCGAGACAGGATCCGCAGGCTTCCGGAACTTCGCGGATGAGGCACACGAGGCAGGCGCTGTCTTGAGCGGTGATACGCTGGATTCTCTGGGGAAGGTCGATGACTCCCTGCAGCGCCTTGACTCGCAGGTATCCGCATTTAAGAATGCAGCCGGCGCCAGCATAGCCCCGCTGCTCGGATTGCTTGCGGATGGCGCTACGGCGCTTTTGAAGGCAATGACGAACGCCTTCACGCCTCCGGAGAACAACGACCTGCAGAACTACCTGCAGGAGCTGAACGGCGAGATCGAGGAGACACAGAAGAGCCTCGACGACATCGGGAAGGTCGAACTGAAGGCCGACACGAACGTCGCCGACATAGAGGCGTACAGATCGGTCCTCGAGAAGGCGACTAAAGGAGAAGAGCTCTCCGAGTTTGAGAAATACCAGTTAAAGACGGCAGTCGAGAAACTGGGCGCGGTGATCCCGGGCCTGCGCGATGCTTATGACGAAGAGACCGGAAGCATCAAGCTTACCACAGAAGCCCTAGACGCATTACTCGAGTCTTCTGAGAAACAGATCAGGCAGCAGGCATACGCCGAAGCACTTGAGAGCGCTTACAAGGCGCAGGCTGAAGCAGCCCTGGAAGCGGTAAAGGCACAGAGCGCCTACGAGCAGGCCACGACTGATCTATCCGATGCTATGTCAGGGCTTTCTCAGGAAGCCCAGGATATGATTTCGAATGGCGCTGATGTCTATGCCGTCGCCAATGAGCTCGGTGGTATTACTGCGGATCAGATCGATTCGATATCCGAACTTCAGGAAGTACAGAAAGATGCGAAAGAAGCATTTGATGAAGCCTCAGAAGCTGAAAAAGAAGCGGCAAAGATAGCAGGCCAGACCGAGAACGCCTACAAGAAGCTGACCGGGACTACATCGGATAAGGGCAACGCGGCCAAGAAGGCCACCAAGGCCCAAGAAGACGAGAACGAGGTCCAGCTTGAGGCGGTCGACCTGACCGACGGCATGGTCCTGTCGAACAAGAAACTGTTCGCGGCTAAATCGGACACGAAGAAGGCGTCCGAGGAGAATGCTGGCGCCATCAAGGAAGAAGCTGCGTCAGTCGACCTGTTCGGGCAGGCTGTGCAGGCGGTCACCGGCGTCGTCCAGGAACATACGGACGATGTT